GTCGGTTGTCGCAAGGTTAAAATCAATCTTATCAGTATTAAGTAAATCATTATTATTTAAGTCAATATTAAAAGCTCCTGCCGAATTTCCGAAACCTAAGACAGATGCTAAGTCTTGTGCGCCACCGCCTGCTAAATCAAAAAAAAAAGCAGCTAAGGCAGTAAACACAGAAATTTGGTCAACGCCATAAGCAGCACCTGCACTATCAAGAACATCATCATATTCAGATACAAAAGCGATGACATCTCCTGTGAGGATATTTTCAAACAAGAATCCACTTGTGCCCCAAGGCTTGATAGTTGCCTGGCTTGCAGGGATGACCAAAAATGGAACTGAAGCACCAACTTCTTCAAATGCGATGCCACCACCAAGAGCATAAACTTTTAATTCTGCGTATTGCTTATTCATCATTAATATATAATTGGGAATGTTGAAATATTTTTGTTTTTAGGTTTACAAGTTGGGCACTTTCCTTCGGGATCAAAATCGAAAGGAACAAACAACGAACTGTTATCGCAAAGATACGTAATAACTTCTTGTTGTAAAAACTGAATCTTATCTTTTAACGTATCTTTTAAGTAACGCATATCGTTACCACTTGCAGCAGTAGCGAAGTTCGCCTGTGTAACTTGAACGCCTGCCGATGTGATTTTGAAATGAGAGAAGCTGAGTGACTCTTCCAGGACTGCGAATCCAATCAAATCAAATAACTTTCCATCCAGGAACAAATTTTCAAGGTCTGTGTTTGAGAACGCAGCTTGGATTGCACCGAATGCAGGATTGTAATTTATTACGCCTGCTGTTCTGTTAGTCTTCAGTTCTTCGAAGAAAGCAGCACCGATAAGATTGCGAACATATCTTCGCTCGGCATTGTCGATGAACGGAGCAAGTAAGTTTGGGTCGAACTGAGTATCTGTCGGAGTGATGCGGATGTAACCACCTCTCACAACTTCTAAAGCCTTTATGAATTGCGCCATCCGAGTAAGTTTTTAATTTTTGCCAATATATTTTGCTGCTTATCTGTGCCTTCTTCAGCATCCACTTCTGCATCTGCTTCAGCTTGAATCTGTTCTTCCTTGATTGCAGGCTGTAATGTCGGGCCATAACCAAGAATCTCTCTACCTTCAGTCTTAGTGAGAAGCATATTCACATCAAGATCGCCTGCAAATGATACCGGTACGATGTTAATGAAGTCAAGTTCTACAGATTTTAAGAACTCCATATTTTCTGTCTCAGCAACTGTGTCAAGATATGGCTTAACAATGCCTCTCAATATTGATTGCTGAATATCATAAATCTTTGTTCGATATAGAATTTCGAACTCAGAACGTATTTGCTGATTATTACCAAGCTGACCTGGTGTAGCTTGTACTAAACTCAATGGAATTTCGAAGCCTGTAGCTATTCTGTCCTTAGCGATTTCGGATAGTTCCATAAAATAGCCATTATATGACTGCTCGAATGGTACCCAATTGGCTTTGAGTTCGGGATTCTCAAGGATTTGGAATAATACTTTGAAGTCATTGCCTGTATCAGTCATCTTCTGCATAAAAGCTTCCTGATAATCTTTCTGCTGTTCAGGAGTTAAGTCACCAAACAACTGTAATAAACCCGAAGTAGTTAAGCCATTCCTAAACTTTGATACATTGAACTTTGCAATTCTGTATTCAAGCTCAACAAAATGCTTTGCTCCAATCCATCCAGGTACACCCCATTGATACATAAGCGGACTGTATTGCTTCAATTGCAGCATCGAAGACTTATCAAATCCATAAAGCTCAGCAAGATTTGCTCCTTGACCATATTCTGACTCAAGTAGAGTATCAAGTTCATCAGTCCACCTTGGATAGGCTGCGATGTCTTTTACTGTTGCAGGAACATTTGTCAGTTCATATCTTTCATATCCTCTGCTTCTTCCTGAATAAGGTAGAATTGCCCAGTCCGCAGAAATCCCAAAAAAGCGGGTCTTAAGGTCTGTGCTTCTGAATGGTCGTACAAAGTTAATATTTTGGTGTGTAGCGAAAGTAAAACCTTGCACCACATCCAACTGCACGAATGCGTTTCCGATTGCTTGATAGTCAAATGCTGCCTTTTTACAGATGTCTAAGATTGTATCTCCATCACTATTTTGTCTGCTCAGTACCGCCCAAAGTTTATTCTTCTGTTCGGGAGTAAGAATCTGTGCAGATTTTTCGCCAAGTACTGATTTTTCCTTGCGAATATAGAAGCCTTCGCCTACAGTATAGTAAGCTACCTTGTTACAGATTGACTTCGCAGTCGGAGAATTATTTATAAGAGCAATAATCTGTTCCAATTCGCCCTCACGAACGAATGGGAGATAGTCGAACAAACCAAACAGCGCACGTGTTGGGTCTGAATTTTCGTAGTATAGGTCTTTAGGCAGCACGATTTGGTCTGCTACAGTACCTATCTGCATCGAAAAATAGTTGTTAGGCTTGTTCTTTTTACTCATTAGTCTTCTATTTCAGTCTTTTCAATAGTTTCTTCTGCAATAATAGGCTTTTTTATCTTCTTTGCAGGTAAACTTAATGCAAAATCTTTCAACTCATCCAATGTGTTATCGAAATACTTCAACAACTGCTCAGGATATTTGCTGTTAAGATGTGCTTTGATGTATTTTTTAAGGTCATCACCTTCCAATGTGCCGAGTGTTTTTCCCTTGAAAGGAACATTATAACTCTTGCAAAAATCTTTTACTTTAATCATATCGATAAAGTTTAAAAAAGGCGGCTTTTACACCGCCCCTTAGAATGAAATACCTCCTAAACTGATGAAAACTAAGCTTATGTTAAAGCTACAATACCTGCAACACCAAGAGTGAAGGTAGCAGCAGCGCCATCAACTACAGTATCGCAAATCAACTCTAATGTGATTTGAGAAGGGTCGGTCAAGTTAGTACCAGTAGTGATTTGAGTACCACCACCAAGTCTTACATTAAGGTCTTCAAGGAATCCCCAAACAACTACTTGACCATTGTTTTCTTCGTGACACACGATGATACCACAGCAAGATTGCTTTGCAGCATCAATCAAGAAGTTACGAGTATCCTGGTCACGGCATTGTCCATTACCTGTGAAAGTCTGAGTCAATGAGTTGTTACATCCATCCTCAGAAACATTAAATTGCTCTGTGAAAGATTTGCTGTTACGCTTAAGCTGAACTTCATAGAATACAGCAGGACCAACCATAGTAATACCAGTTACCTGATTTGTACCATCGAAAGTAATAGTTGCTACATCTTCGAAATTAGCTATCCAAAGTCTTTTTACACCACCTGCGCAAGATTTAGCACAAGATGTTGTTAAACCTGAAGAAATTGCCATTTTATTTGATATTTATGTTTTTAAAAATAGGGAGGCTGTTACACCTCCCGATTATAATCTTAGAGGCCTACTGAGAATAACTCAGACCATACATAGTTGGTATTGAATACGAACTTTGCACGAAGAGTGATTTCATCTGTCTCAGGGTTTTGGTAAACCTTGAAGAAAGAAGCACCACCAGTTGCATCAGGTCTAAGGTCAGTACCGATAACCATATTTGACTTGTGAGTATAAACAATCTTGTTTTGGTCAACTGCACCGAAGTATTCCTGAGAGATTTCATCCCACTCATAATGAGCTTTAACTTTGATACCTCTGTAAGAACCTACAAGACCTTGAATCTGCTCTTCGAAGATTTTGATGAAACCTGAAGTAACAGCGTTATCTTCCAAGTAAGTTACAACCTTGTCCCAAAGCAAACCGCTGATGTGGATTACCTTCTCAGATGCAGGCATAGTCTTAAGAGCAGCAGGAGCAGCGTTAACTACATCTTGAAGCAACTCATAAGCTTGCTGATTAGTAAGAGCAACACCTTGGTTTGAGTTAGTATAAGCACCGATAGTACCGGCAGTTACTAACTGGTCAAGATATTTGAAAATACCATCTGCCCAATTCAAGTTATCATCCAAGTTAGCAGCATCACCGAACCAAGCAACACGATTTACGTCACGCTTGATACCTTCGCCCAACTGCTTAGTAAGCAAGTTAAGAAGGATAGTCAAGTCAGGATTACCCTTTGCAGTTGTGTACAATGGAGCAAGTAGATCGTAGTGAGTGTTGATGAACTCCTCATAGCACATCTTGGTACCTGCCTCAACGTACTGAGCAACAAGTGAGCGCTCAGACATAGAAGAAACACCTTTGTACTTTGGAGAACAAGCTTGAAGCTTACCGGTTACGTTTTTGATTGCAGAAAGAAGACCGATTTTGTATTCACCAGCGTAAAGATTTTTTACGATAGCAAAATCGCCCATCATATCTTTGTCCACGAACACAGGTTCGAACATAATGTCGATAGCATCCTGTGCATTAAGTTTGATATTTAAAGATTCCATTTTCGAAATTTTGTTTTGAGTGAAAAAAATTAAACAGTTAGAGTAGCAGTAGTGAAGCTTCCGTACTCAGCACCTGCATTCGTTACTTTTACAGTTACTGTGTAAGTGCCAGGAGCAAGAAGACCTGCAACTACGATTTGAGCAGTACCATCAGCAGCAACAACAGCAGTAGCAGTTACGCTGTTAACTTCGCCTTCAAGAGTATAACCTACAAGACCGATAGCACCAACTACATCGATAGTAGTTTCTTCAGCACCAAGAGTATTGTCATAAGTAACAGTATCGATAGCGATGTAAGCACCTCTCTTATTGCTGTTAAGAGCATCAGCAGTATTAAGGTCATTGCCATCAATCATAAATACTGCATCAATATTTACGCTGTAGCTAAGAACTTGCTCTTGTCCAAGAAGTTTGTAAACGATTTCAACTGAAGCATCAGGACTTGTTACGTTTGCAATCTTGTTTACGTTAGTGATGTTAAGAGTAGTAGTACCACCTGCCTCTAAACCTGAAGCACCATTACCACTTGAATCGGTAACACCGAAACGGATAAACTCGAACTGAGCAGCATTACCGCTGTTAAGAGTGAAGTCTACGCTATTACCATTGTTAAAAAATTCTACAAGGTAAGTAGGAGCTTCTGTGCTGTAACCTACGTTCATACCTTTAAGAATAATGCCACCGCTGTTTGCTTTAACAAACGGATTTACGGCCGCTTTTTTGAAATTCTTTTCCATTTTTATGTCTTGTTTTTAGATTGTTTAAAAATTACTCGCCATTAAGCTTGCTCTTGATAGATTTAGCAGCATTAGAAAGCATACCTTCATTTTTGTCTGTAAATTTTCTCAATGCAGCCTCTCTGCGACTAAGAGTTTCAGTTGTTTGAGTTTGAGCAGTTACCTGTGGTTTCTTTTCGCCTTGTTTCAAGCGAGCAAGTTCCTCACGCAATGCTTTGATTTCGTTGCTTACATTCTCAGCTTCAGGTTTTTTTACTTTCATACCTTTGGCTTCAATAGCTGCAATCATTTCTTCTTCAGTCATTACCTTTTCTTCAGTAACAACTTCTTCCTCTTCAGGTGCTTCGATTTCGACTTTATATCCAGCAGCCTTTAGAGCTTCGATCATTTGTTCTTCAGTCATTTTTTCTTCGATTTTTTCGATGTTTGAAATATTTTCTTCGGGTTTATGTTCTTCATTTTTTGGCGCAAAACCCAAGAACGCCAAGAATTTTTTGAAGAATGTTTGTTCTTCAGCTGTAATGTTATTGTTTAACTCTTGCATAAGTTGTTTTGGAACGTTTACGCAGTTACGAATTTGATTTTTAATACCCGGAGCAGTCTCTGGTGTTATATATGTTTGAGCTGTTTCAATTGCATCAACAAGTCCAGCGTTATAAGCTTGCTGTGCTGAAAACCAAGTTTCGTTGTCCATCCAGGCTAAAACTTGTTCTTTGGTCTCTTCACGGGAGCCATTGATAAGTTTTCCGTTAGACTGAATGACATCGACATAGTTTTCTGCGATACGGTCTGTCATAGTATCAAGTGTATCGGCTAAACTGCGAAGTGTCTTAGATCCGCCCTCCGCAAGAACAGCGGTGTTGTGTATCATATAGAAAGAATTGGCAGTCATTTTTCTTTGTCCTGGAGTGCCTGATGCGTGAATCATTGTGGCAATAGAAGCACAAAGGCCCGAAACAGTAATGGCAACAGAGTTATTTTCTCCGTGTCTTCGCAATCTTTCTGCAATTGCAAAGCCTTCGGTAACTTGTCCGCCACCAGAGTTAAGAAAAATCTTTACATCTTTTGCTTCTTTTAAATCATAGTCAATATAGCGGAGATTTTCGCCATAAAAAGCGTCAATCTCACCATTTATCGACATTTCAGAAGCTTCAGCATTAAATTTGTACATACCAAAAAATGAATTTGCACAATTATAGCAAGAAAAAAATATTATTTTAGTGCAAAAAAATGTTGTTTTATTCTTTTATAATAAAATATTATTATTAACTTTGTGAGGTCATTTAATAATTCACAATTCAAATATCACATTTATGCCTATCCCTACACCAAATCCAGGAGAATCATTTGACAAGTTTATCGAACGTTGTATGTCAGATGATAATATGGTCTCTGAATATCCACAAGACCAACGCTTCGCAATCTGTTCTATGAAGTTCAGCAACAAAGACAAGGCAACCAATCCGAAGAACGAAGAAACGTTCACGGACTATCCTAAGGCAGCTACAGAAAATGCTAAGAGAGCACTAAAATGGAAAGAAGAGAATGGAAACAAGAATGACTGTGGAACTCTTGTCGGATGGAT